CGCGTACTCGGTCCCAAAGCCAATAGATGCCAAGGCCAGCGGCCAAGGCTAGAGTCCCGCCGGCGATGATTGAGAAGTACTCAGACTCGACGACGAAGGGGAAGGCACCGATGGCGGCGCCACAGGCAAGGAGTGTCCCGCCGATGCGGGGGCCGGTGAAGACCATGGCGGCGGCACCTAGGACAGCGACGGCGATGCCTGCCAGCGTCCAGAGATTAGCCGCGGCATCCTTCTTGGCCTGCTCGACGGCCTTCGTCAGTTCCGCGATCCGGGCGTCCTTCAGCTGAGAGACGCGGAGGGCTTCGGTGTTGGCGGCTTCGACCTTGGCCCAATCGGCGTCAATCTTGGCGAGGAGTTTCTTGCCAAAGGCGACGGCGTCGGCGTAGTCCTTTTGGTCGGCCTTGGCGGCGCGTTGACGGGCGAGGGCGAGTTCCTCCGGGCTAGGGGCGGGGAGGAAGGACAAGGCCACGGTTGTCTCGGAGCGGACGACCTCGGGCTTTTCGGCGTTCTCGCGGGCGATGGCGACCGAGGCGGCGACCTTCTGGTCAATCTTATCCCAGTCCTTGCCGACGGCCTGCACGATGGCGGTATCCGTCGGGGCGTTCGGCTGCTCAGGGATGGGCGAGCGTGACGTGCTGCACCCGGTCAGGCAGAGGGCGATGACCAGGGCGAAACGCATCGGGCTTACTTGCCCTTGAGGGCGTCGAGGATGGACTTGCCCTTGTCTTCGAGCTTCGCGGCCTTGGCGGCGTTGTTACAAAAGACGAAAGCACCGGCGACGAAGCCGATGAGGAGGGCGAGGAGGTGGGTCATGGGTTTGGGATGATTTCGACTTTGACGAGGGGGCCGAGGTCGGCAGGGGTCTGCGGTTCGGCAAAGGTTACTTGCGCGTAACTGTTAGAGCCTTCGGCGTCCTCTCCGTTCGTCATAGGAAAGACGGCCTTGAGCAGGGCGTAAGGGTCGGAGATAGAAACTCCGTGCATCGTGACTTTGTATGTGACGGCCATAAGTTATGCTTCCATGTAAAGCCAACCGCCCGTAGTTTCGAGGATTTGCCGAGCGGTGGGAGTCGTGGCGGCTTCGACCTGTTCGCGGTACATACCAGCGTAAGAGGCGGTGATCCCGGTAGGGCCTGCGGCAGTAGAGGCGGCCAGCGTGCCATTGATGTAGAAGCTAACGTTGCCGTTTCCTTCTGAGTACAGCACCCAATCAATCACCGAGTTATCCGTAGCTGATACGGTCGTCGCAACATCTGTGCGCGTCGTGCCATTGTGGACGGTCAAGGTGTAGAAAGACGCCAAGCCTCCCTGCTTCTTCCATCCGATGCCAAGCAACGTCATGTCGCCGGTGGTGTTGGTGCTATAGCCTCCGAGCGTGATGCGGGCGAAGGTGTTTGCGTCGCCAGGATATGACGATCCGAAGGCCGTCGTGCTGTAGGCCATAGCCCTGCCAGACAGCCAGATTTTCTTCGAGAAATCCACCTTGCGCCAGTCGGCGCGGCTCATGTTGGGGATGTTCGCGCCGGTGATGCCATACATCCAGCCAGCACGACCGACGGCCAGCGTGGACAGAAACATTTCACGAGCACCGTAATCAACGGTGCTAGCCGTAACGCCACCAGAGCCAGACACCGCAGTCTGTTTGAAGTAGGCGAGCGGACGGCATTCTGGATGTGTAAGGAACGAAGGAGCCAGCGCCGGGGACAGCGAGGTGGTCGTCGAAGTTCCTGCGATGGTCTGAGGAATGGTCGCAAACGCCGGAACCGCCGCCGTGACGAAAGCCGTAGTGGCGACTGCGGTCGTGTTGTCGCCAGCGGTCTGGGTCGTGGCAATCGTGCCAGTCGGTAAAGTGGGCGTTCCCGTGAAGGTCGGGCTTGCGAGGTTCGCTTTGCCGGTGATGTCAGCCGCGACGAGGAACGCCGAAGGGTTACCGGAGATAGGGTAGAACGCGTTAGAAGCCCACGCCTGCGACGCCACGCTCTTAGTCGATGTGCCGTCATAATAACGAAGAACGCCGAGTAATTGGTTATACCAGATTTGACCGTTGGCCGTGGGCGTAGGGTCTGGGTTGAACGATCCGACCGTCACCGTATCGCTGGTGGAGATTGGCCCAGTGAAGGCCGCTCCCGCCAGTTCAGCGTAAGGGGCCAGATTGCCAGCCGTGAGGAACGCCAAAGGGTTACCCGAGAGAGGATAATAAAGACCGTCTGCCGTTCCCTGCGTGATGTAGCCCTGAGTCGTGACAAACGTCTCGGTAGCGTAGCCAGTCAGCGCTGAGGAAGTAATAAATCCGTCTGGGTTGGTCTGGAGGTAATAGGTCGAGGCGGCGGTAGAGGTCTCGAGCTTGTTGCTTAAAGCGGTAGCGAGGTCCCCCTGATTGCCAAGCGTGCCGAGGATGTCTCCCCAGACAATTGAAGCCAATGGAACCGTACCGCCGACGTTGACCGTCCAAGCGGCATAGGTACCCGTGCCGGTGTGGCTGATGACGTCCACGTCCAACTGGCCGGTGCTTGAGTTGTACGCCGTAACGCGGACGTGCATATGATGCGCCGCGTCGTAGGCGATGATGGCGTCCTGCTGCGTGGTGTACGAAAGACCAGTCCCGACCGTGAGGGTCTTGTTGGCGTTGTCGATGGTTAGGCTCGTCGTCGAGCTAGTCAGGTAGCGGTCGCCAGGGATCAGGGTGGCCCAGTTAGAATCGTAGTTGGCCCCACTTTGCTTGGTTAGCACCTGCCCGACCGTACCCGAGGCAGGCTGGCCTGCGGCGATGACCGCATAGGTCGAAGCGGCGGTCGTGCTGTCCAGCTTGGCCGCCAGAGAATTGTAGAGGTCAGTCTGATTCGATAGCGTACCGCCGATGCTTCCCCACTGGGTGGCGCCGACAGGGCCGGGGTAGGCCGTGGTCTGGACGGTCGTATCGGGGAAGACGATGCCCTGGGACGGCTGGATCGTAAAGATGCCGGAGCCTGCCTGCGTGAGTGTTAGGCTGGTTGGCGTAAGCTGGGCAATGTTGCCAGCAGAACCTTGTGCCGTGACGCCAGCAAAGACCGGGGTGTTAGACGTGCCTAGGTTGAGGTTATCGCGAGCAGCGCTAAGGTCGGTTAGGCCCGTCAGATTCCCTGCCTTGGATAGGTAAGGAGTAAGCGACGAGGCCGTCAGGAAACCCGATGGGTTACCGCTTAGGGGATAAAACCCAGCCGTCACCCAAGACTCCGTAGCGTAACCAGCAAGCGAAAGGGTAGACCAGTTGGTCGCGTAATCTACGCCAGTGGTCGTCTTCGTCAGGAACTGCCCAGCCGTACCGCCGACAGGGACGCCTTGACCAGGAGCGCCGGGGTCGCCTTGGGGGCCTTGTGCACCAGTGGCGCCAGTAGCCCCCGTTGCCCCTTGAGGGCCGGGGACGCCGACGCTACCCGTCAGGGTACCAGCCACGATGCCCGTGACCGTACCCGTCACCGTGGACTGGTCGGCGGCAAACGTGCCGGAGATGGTCCCGAAGGTCGAGGCCGTCGAAGTGATCGTCGCGTCAGGCATAGAGGGCGGCGATTAGACGGTGACGCTGTCGATGACGTTGACGCGGAAGATTTCGGTACGCGAGACCGTGGAGCCAGGGAAGACGAACTTGATGTCCCAGCGCGCTAGGCCCAGCGCCCAATTGGCAGTGGAGCCTGCCGTGTAGGCCACCGTGAAGGACAGGCCATCACCGGCCACCGTGACGGTCATGCCGTACTCGTTGAAGTCACGATCCTCAAGGGTCGAGGTAATGGTCGTGGCAAGGAGGTTGGCAGGACCAGTGGCACCCGGGGTCCAAGTGAATGTGCAGGCAAAGGTGTTTCCCTGACTGACGGTTACTTGATTGGTGCAGCTCATCGGGTCTTACCGTTGCCCAGATTGGCAAGGGGGGAGGGGGGTGCTACGGCGCTAGGTCAGGTCCTTTAACCGAAGTAACCTCAAAGTCCTTAATGTAAGTGATATAACCTTCAATCTGGGGAAGGACAATGTCGTGCAGCTTAACGCCAAAAGAAGTATAGGCTACACCTGGGCGCGCAGTACCATCGCACTCATAGGTGTTACCCTCTGAAACGATTACGGTGTATTCTTTTACCTCATGTTCTACGCACTCCTCGCTATCATAATCAGGTGCGAACATACAGCCCCAATAGTGGACATGGATCGGCAAGGGCGGCGCAAAGGTGTAATCGATTCCTGATGGCTGGCCTGTTTGAAATCCTAAGTACGGGCCGCGCCCATTAACAGGCCCGGAAAGCCGGGTACCAGAAGAGCCGCAAGGCTCATACTGTTTAAAAGTAGTAGGCAATCCTCTCTGCCAATTGCACCAAGAAATTGGCAAAGCAGTATAGGGAGGAAGATGATCAGGGAAGTTTTTGTTATTTGGGTAAAAACAAACCTTCGGGACTGTCTTCCAGATATAGACTTTAACCTTTAACTCTGTGCCAATATTCCAGCAGCTTCCCCGTGAATCAAGAAACAGCCCATGGGTTGCTTTACACTTATAACGAACATAACTATTATACGAAGTAGGCGAAGATGGATTTGGATTAACTCTTGCAAAAAAGTCGGAGCGATAGGCACCAGATGGATAAGGATTAGACGTATTCCCATTATCATCCTGATTATATTGCCACGCACATTCATCAGCAAGCCACTGCGGTGTAGCGGCTCCGTATCCCCACGGCCTTACAATTGAGAATTGAACAGAGTCTTCCGGGTATGGAATCTCTGATTGATTGGTAAATTGATAAGAGAAATCACATTGAATTTGCAGCTGAGAATATAGAGACCCTTGGTCAAAGGCTACCTTCCATGGGCAAATCCATTCAGCAGGGCTTTGGCTTCCAGCCTGGACATTAGGTGGTCCATCTCGCGTTTGAAAGTAAGGATCATCTTCTTCTGGTTCAATGGAGATAGCAGGATTGATATCATATCCAAACCTATCCCATGCATCTTCGCTGGTATACCGAGGCCATAGAGGAGTCGGGTTATATACCCCTTCGGGCCAAGGCAGATTTAAAAGGTTAGTGTCTTCGGTATGAGCTAAGAACGAGTCAGCCACAATCGTGTTAAATGCTTGGTTCCACGCATCAACTAAATCCTGTTCAGTTGTACCTGGATAAGCGCCGGTGTTAAGCACTGAACCTCCGTCCTCAAGAAAGTGTAATGCCGTCTGAGTGCTGAATGGAGGGATATTAGTATCAGCTTCTTTTGCCGCGTCTGGATAAAAATGGTCAATCTCGGTACGGTAGCAGATTACCTTAAGGGCGTTCTTGGGAAGGGTTTGCAAAGTATATTGGACATCATTACCAATCGTTGCCCCAATTGTACCGGCAGTCTTAACGATACATAGGGAAGGATTAGTCTGTGGATAGTTACCAAAGTAGGTGTGGAACTGTGCTGGCGACAGGTTGCCGTAGACGTTGCTGTTTAAGACGTGGCCTTTGCGTTCTTGTGATCCGTTGGCTTGGCCTAGGACTACAAGCGCAGCGCCAACGCGGTGGGGTAGACCAATCATACGTTGCTCCACCAATACTTGGCTGGTTTAGAGCCGCACTTGAATCGCTCTGTCCAGAGCGACGAGGAGATGAGCTGCTGGGCTTCTCCCTCAACGATGCGAGCGATGCCAATGAAACTGGCAGATTCTCCGTCAGCAGGGATAGAGGAGCCGGAGTAGATTTGAACGGTTGTTGGGTAATTCTCTCCTGATACAGCTGCGGATAGATAGAAGAATCCATTTGTAAGCTCAAAGTCGGTATCAATGTTTCCGGGAATAATGTTGTTAACCATGCCAGTGCAAATCTTCCATGTGTAGGTTTCACCGACAATCTGCTTCTTAACGTAGAACGGATGCTCGCAGCCATTGCCGGTGCATTCGTAATAGAGATTATAATTCGTTTCCGTCCAATCTTCGGGACTGAGCATCTTGAGATAGAAACCAGTTGCGACGGAAACAGGCAGAGCGTTCATGCTTTCGCGCAGGTTCTTATTAACGACGTTGTTAAAATTAGCCTTTTCGTTGATATTATACGGATCGTCGGTCTCTTCGACCCATTCCTCTTGATTAACGAGCATAGTGCCAAAGAATTGCTGTTCCATCGGCAGGTCGATTGAGCCAATGACGTGCTGCCTGACTTCTGCGCTTAATTTACTGTCAATTGTAGTGACCTCAACTGTGGCAATGATTTTGCAGGCGTAGCCGTACTTGACAGGGTTGAACCAGGTTGTGTGACAGGCTCCCCAGTCGGCCGCCAGTCCGGTGCTTTCCTTATCATAGCCCTCCATGCTCTCAATGTTGGTCCACTGAGTATACAAGGACGGCCCGGTCTCGCTGAAAACCTTGGGATAAATTGCATCGTTACTGCTGAAGATGCAAATGAAAGGCACGTTCTGCTCAAGCAAAGTAGAGTTTTCCCAATCATCAGCGTCCCCTTTGCTATTGTTGTTACCGTTAAAGTCGGGCTTGCAAATCGTCACATAATAAAAGCCTGCTCCGGGTAATGTGTAATAGCCGCCATCCTCCATCCAAGGCGAGGACTGCGGGGCGTCCAGATTGACCTTGCCGATGCCCGGTCTAACCGATGTGCCATAAAGCCAGATTTGCCGTTTATCAATTTGCGGATCCTTCCAGATGAAAGGCATCTGGCTTACGCTGTAATTTACCGCGCCTTTGGCTAACATCATCCGGGCCTGATTGTTGACTACAAACGCGGCCACCTGAAACTGTTGCACCTTAGGCTCATCGTTCCAGCGATCCCATGACTTCTCGATGGACAGGTTGATGCCCTGGCTGGAAGCATTAAAGGTATACCCCGGCCCTGGCTGGATACTCATGGGTGCTTAGATGTTGATATAAACAAAATTGCTCCATCCGTCCCTTGAATATCTTACCTCATACGCGATCTTGAACAGCTCGCCAAACTCTTCGACGTTGACCTGAGAAAGCAGGTTTTTGTTACCATTTGGCCCCACGCCGACAGGCGCCCAAGATGGCAGCAGTTGAAGTGAAGACCCCCAGCTACTTGAATTACTGGCAGTGCCAAGTAATAGAAAGAGGGCCTGGACTACGCTTTCGCTAGATGAATAGATAACACCGCTGAAGGTGGTCGTCGGAGCTAGGTACTGGGTCTTTCCGTAGAGGGCCTTAAACTCAGGTTTTACGAAACCGATGAAGCGGCCACCGGCTTTCTTCTCAAAGCAAGCGCCGTTACTTCCGATCCAACCGTATTGCCCATTTCCTAGGGACGGTGAAAAGACACCGGCAGTATCGTTGACATAGTTTGCCGGGTCTCCGGCAATCGGACCGCTGGTAAAGCTTGGACCAGATACAAAGAAGTTACAGTGCGACGTAATGCTGTCAGCCGTAAGACCGTTAGCGATGGCGCAGTTTGCTTTAGTGGTAAGGCCTCCGTTTACCGTGGGATCAATGCCAACGTAATCCACCTTAATGGTCGAAATCTCAAGCCCGTCGTTTGACACGACCGCCTTGTGCGCCTTCAGGTAGGTATAGCCTGAGACCGGGAAAGCTTCGCCTCGTACCTTGACCGACTGGGTTGCGTTTCTGTCCTGCTTATAGGTAGCCGTGGCCGTATTAAGGCCGAAGCCGTCAGACTGGACAGACCAGCCTGGTTGCAGTTTTTCGGAAGTTAGGGCGTTGCCCTTTTTTACAATAGCCATGGTTATCGGTTAAATAGGAGGCCGGCGCGGGAGGGGGCTGACACGCCGTTTTCTTTGGTGAAGTCCTGAGGGACGGCGCCGACAGGGGACGCGATCTGTTGGAGCAGGGCGGTTTGCTTACGCTGCTCTTCGAGCTGGGCCGTGATCATCTCCAGGGCGAGGTTACTGCCCACGCCGACGACGCTGGAGAAGCCCTGAAGGCCTTCAAATTTGTTAGCCGTATTTTTATTTGCAGATTCAGCGGCAGCTTTCTCGATGATGCTGTCAATGGCTGCTTTAATTTCTGGGTTTGCGGCAAGCGACTTAGCGGCGCCTTCGTCTCCAGTTGAGAAAACTCCTGCGACAAGGGCTTTGAGGTTTGCCCCAAGGCCGGCGTTTTGAAGCACCTGTCCTGAGCGTGGGTCGTTTTGAAGGAAGTAAGCGTACTCTTCGGTCGTGGCCTTCGGGGCCATGCCTCGCTCCATTCGCTCGCGATCAGTAGCGACGCGCAAGTTCGCCAGGTACTTTGTCTTCGGGTCAAGGAACTTAGAATCGCTAGTGGCGGCAAAGTCCCGGAGGTCTTTAACTTCTTGCTTAGACTTTTCGATGCTGTCCGAAATCATCCCAATGGCTTTATTGAGCAAGATAAGCGGAGCCAAAAAACCAAGAGCGATGTCCTTAAAGGCCGTGCTAAACTTCTTTTGAATGTCTTCGGTCTGCTTGCCGAAGGATACCGTGGCAGCCTTTGCCTTGTCCATAGCTTGGGGGACGTCGGACGTGGTCTTGATGTTTACTTCTAAGCTTTGGGCCATTCGGTTAGGTCTCTACTTTTGCCGGGTTGGCAACAGCTTTGGCCGCCTGATCGGCTTCCCGCTTCAGCTCTGACTCGATAAAGGCCTCTTCGGCTGGGGACATGATTGCCAGTTCGGCGCCCTTCTGAACGGCTAAAGCGGAGTTAAGCCAGATGGCCTGACATTCTGGCATCTCCCATGCCTGCTTATAGTCCAAGCCTGACGCGATTAAATTAGCCACAATGGCAAGGGGCCACGGTACGCCCCTATCTCCGGCTCCGCTTTTCTTGGTTTGCTCCCAGAACTTAGGCCAGTCTTGCACAAGGATATAGCCCGAGAAGGCTTCGAGCATCTTCTCGAACTTGGCAGGGTTGCGGACTAAGCGCATAATCCGCAGCTCATCTAGCCAGCCGATGTCGCCCAGGGGTTCTTCGGCGCATACTTGGCAGGCGAAGATAAGGTCGGCAGGCGTCACGCCGCGGGAGCCGGTCACCAGCGGGGAGTCGAAGGCCATCAGGCGCACCCGGTACTTGAGGCACCACGGGTATAGCGTTCTGCCTAGGAACTTAAAACGCCCAGGGTCTACCTGCGAATTTAAGAAGCGCTTGTCCACCCAGCTGAGTCTAGCCCTCTCGGGCCAAAGTCAACCTGGAGGTCAAATGGCTTCGTAAGATTCGGCAGTAATTGACACCGTCGAAAAGCCTTTCGAGCTGCCCTTATCGTCTACTTTTGTTACCGTTCCCGAGAAGCCGGTCGAAGAGGAACCGCCTGGGTAAGACGAAGAAGAGTTAGAAGTAAAAGAGAAACTAGCACCTAGGGCCGGGAGGGTCGAGGACTTGGCAATCCCCTCGACGGTAATCTCGGATTTGCGATCGTCGTAACGAGCCGTGACGGTCAGGCCGTCTTCGTTTACCACCGTGGCGGTGTTGTTGAAGTTTGAAGTCACCGTGTAGCTTTGCACGAAAACGCTACCGATCTGGCCGGGGTTGATGCCATACAAACAGGTAATGCCGGTATTTACTTCGCTCATCTTAACCTTGCCCTAATTGGCAACCGTTACACCGGGGGCAGTACGACCAGCACGTCGAAAGAAAAGGCCGTCGCCCAGGAGCGCTCGTCGATACCTTCGTCTTCCGAGCGGATCGTGACGTCATAGCAGGTAGCGGTTGCCGCGTTCACAAAGGCCGCCTGGACGCTGGCGAGGTCACGCATATTCCCGGCAAGCGCAGCGCATCGGGCACGGTGAACCGAAAGGGTCGTGTCGTCGGCGTTAGAGAACAGGGTAATCCGAACCGAGCAGGAGTAGTTGCCGAGGCCTTCGGGCAGGTCGCCAGGGGGCGAAGCGGAGTCGCAAAGGACAACGGCCTTAGGAAGGGTCTGGGTGGCGGCGCTATCGCCCGTAAGGAACAGCACGGCGGTCAGCCCGGTCTGGGTTGAGAGGTAGCCTGCGAGGGTTGCCTCGACGATGTGGCGGATAGATAAGGTGCTCATTTGCGGTTAAATTTGTCGACGCGTTTTTGCATTCGGTAACGTACTTGGGAGGGCATCTGCTTTACGCGGTTGCCGTAGACGAGGCCGAGGGTGTCGGCTTGGTCAGCGATTCCGTTGACGTTACCAAGGGTGTTTACAATAGTCACGGCGCAACTGGAGTCCGTAAAGTTGCTAGTGTTATAGCCGGCGACGTTAGAGTGAGCCGTGATCCAAGTGGCCTTACGCAGCTCGGCGCCAGGTTCGCCCTGTTGGCCGTTGTTATCGGTAGCCCTAGGCAGGGAAATCAAAGCCTTATACCAGCCAGACTTTGACGCGCCGACGGCTTGTTGGCGTTTAAGGACGTACTCCTTCAGGGTGTCCTTATTCTCGATAAGCATCTTAGCCGCCACGGCTTTCTGGCCTTTCTTGATGCGGCCGCCGAAACGAGCTTTAACCTGGTCATGGACGGACTTCAGGTTCGTTACATAGCCCTGCGTCCCGTAGTCGGATTTGACCGGGTTAGCACGGTTAAGGAAATTCTTGGCCTTTCGGAAGGCCCGTTCGCGATCAGTGTCCTGGGCAATCTTAGTCAGGATGCTGCGGGAGCCGAGCATACCGCCAATCTTATCCCCGCTCACGATGCGGTTGAATAGGCCGAAGTCATTAGACTTAGCGGCAAAGGCAATCTGGTTGACGAGCATACCCGGTGCCGACTTGGAGCTACGATCATTTGCCGCGACAAAAATCTTTGAGATGTCCCCGCTCACGGCGCCTTCGCCTGCCGTCTTAGCTGAACCCGACAGGCCACGGCCTCCGCCTTTGACCAATGGGGGCGTAAAGTTAGCCGCGTCTTGGCAGGCCAGCGCAGCCTGTTCCAGGATGGCGTCCCGCATGGTGATCTTCATTCCGGCTGCAAACTGGCCGATGGCGCCTAAGAATTCCTGTAAGGACTTAGGCTGAATGGAGACCTTAGAGGCCATTACTGATTATCGTCGATGACGACGAGCGTGACCCATGCCGAACTGGGCTTGTAGGTCTGAGTCGTAATGCGGACGTTTTTGCCGCCAGCCACGATTTTCTGTCCCTGGGCAAGGGAAGCGATGGGGACGCCTCCGCTGATGATAGCCGTGGAAGCCCCGATAGACCCGTCTGGGAGGCTCCAGGAGGCCGTTGCGGCGGGTAGCCTGACTAGGTACTGGGTCCGCTCGCAATACCCCCCTGCTTCGAGGACGGTCGTCACGGCGGGGTCGGTAATCATGCACTTGAAAGTAATAGCCCCAGAACTGGCCGACCCGGCCACGCCGAAATCAGCTATGACCTCCTTAGCGTCTGCGAGGAATTCGGCATATAAACTCATACCCCTGCCGAGATTGGCAAACAGGCACAAAAAAAGGGCCCCTTGCGGAGCCCTTCGTTTCCGTAGTCGGCCGCGATTAGGCGGTGACGTAGCGGACGAGGGAGGTGGAGCGACCCTTCGCGGCGCCGACCAGGATCTGGGCGATGCAGCGGATGTTGCCCGTTTCGGCCTGACCGACGAGGACCTGGATGGACAGGCCGGACTCGGCGGTGGCGACGCTGGAGGTGAAGCCGGCGATTTCAGCCATCGGGACCCCAGTGGCCACCAGCAGCGAATCCGGGCCCATGGCCACGCCTGCGAGATTCTCGCCGTTGGCAGGAATCTGGTTCCACTGGTAGATGTCCATGCCGGCGACCTGACCGACGTTGCCGGAGGTGACGACGGTGTTGGCGCTCGGGTTGAGGGAGCCGTAGATCTTCGAGTCGTTGCGGAGGCTCTTGAGGTAGCCGTTGCCGACGAGGAAGGAGCGGGGCTGGCCGGCCTTGGCGGAGTCGAGGAGGAACTGGGCGTTCGTCACGTCGTCATAACCGAAGTCAGCGAGGGCGACGGTTTCTGCCGTGGCGAAGTTCGCGGCGGTGAAGACCGAGCCGATTTCAGCCCAGGTCTTGTCGACGATGGCCTGAGCAGCGGTCTTCGCGTAAGCGTTGATGAGGTACTGCATGCCGAACTCCTGGATATCCAGGGGCGAGAACTCATCGACATACTTGAAGTGTTTGAGGGTCACGGAGCTGTTGCTCATCGTGGCGCCATCGACATCCGCGAGGGTGTTGGTCGACTTGTTGAACTCCGAAGCCGTGCCAGCGCCCATGATCGGGACGAAGACGGTCTTACCAGCGCGGCCGACGGAGGCCGAGAGGTTGACGGAGACGTTGTTGAGGATGGGCAGCTTGCCGGCAACAGTCTGAACGATATAATCGGACAGGATTGCGGGAGCAGTAGGGAGGACAGTAGCCATTTTATTGTGTTAGGTAGGGAGGGTTAGAGGGAAATGAGAGCGGCCTTGTGCGCGTTGAAGAACGCGATACGGGCCTGACCAGGAGGGAGGGCGAGATAAGCGGCCTTGATGTCGGCGTTGCTCATCTTGGCAGGCGAGTCGCCCTTCGGCAGCTCGACAGGCTCGGTACCGAAAGAGGCCACGATCTTCGCGGCTTCCTTGGAGGCGGTGACCTTAGCGGTTTCAAGTTCGGAGGCCTTGGCCTTGAATTCGGCGAGCTCGGCTTCAGAGGCCTTGAGGGCTTCGGTAAGCGTAGCGATGGAAGCGTCCTTGATGGAGGCCTCGACCTTGAGGGCGTCATTTTCAGCGCTGGCGCCGACGGTGAGTTTCTCAACGGTAGCGCGTAGGTCATCACGTTCGGCGGTAAGGCCGGAGAGATTGGCAGCGGCCGCGACGAGCTGTTCTTCGATGGTCATCTTGAACTTGCCGAGATTGGCAACCTTGGCCTCGGGAGAGATGGGTGCTTCGACAGGCATAACCTCATCGTCTTCCTCTTCGATGACTTCAGGGACATCCTCGGGGGCCATGACTTCGACGCCCAGGGCGGCAACGGCCTTGCGGGTGTCCGGGCGGTTGTCGATAAACAGGTCGACCAGGCGTCCTGCGTCGAGCTCGGCCTGAATGACGCCAGCCTTAAAGACAGGTGCTTCAGCGTTGGAGTCGTTCATGATCAGGGCGTCGTACTCAAAGCCGATGCCGTCGAGCTCGGCCACAGTCTTCTCGCGGTCGGCCTCAGGACGGTTGGTCAACACGACCACCTCTTCGGCGGTCTCGTCGATGAACTTGACGACCTTCTCGACGGGCTGGCCGTCCTTCAGGATAGTGTCGTCGATGTCGGTAAAGATGCGGGGCATTTTAGAAAGAGGCCAAGGCCTTGTTGAAGGAATCGGCGAGGCCAGTAACCAGTCCCTGGGCGGCGGCCTGCTTGCCGGAGAAGACCTGACCGCGGAGAGCGGAGTCTGCGACGAGCGCTCGCTTGGAACGGATGGCGGCCTTGAAGTCTTCGTGAATGGAGTCGACGCCAGCCTGGAGGTCAGCGATTTGCTCGTCAGAGAGGGACGTGCCCTCAATGCCGGCGCCCTTCAGGGGGGAGCCAGTGGACTTAATGACGACCATGCGGACGCCAGAGTCTTCGTAAAGTTTGCTCATGTCGGGCACGGCCATGTAGACGCCCACGCTGCCGACGGTAGCCGAGGGGCTGGCGACGACGCGATCAGCCTGAGAGCCAAGCCAGTAAGCAGCCGAAGCCATCTCGCTGTCAGTATAAGCCATGGTCGGCTTGCCGAGGTCGCGGATTTTGTTGGCTAGTTCCTCAACGCCGGTGACCGTGCCACCCGGGGAGGAGATGTTGAAGGCAATCTTTTCGACGGCAGGGTCAGCTGCGAAGAGGTCGACGGCCATAGAGATATCGTTCACGTCCACGGCGCCCATCATCTTCTCGATGGGGCTCAGATTCTTCCCGATTACGCCGACGATAGGGATGGTCCCGACGCCATTCTGAATGTAAGGCACCGGGGCCACGCCGAAGAACTGCGCAAGCATATCGGTGAAGCCGAACTTTTCGGCCATGACCGAGAAGTCCTGGGCCTTGGCTGGGTCGATGAGCATCGGCTCACGGCCCTTAAGTGCATGGGAAAGGAAGCGGGACATGTTATTTTTCGTTAGTAGAGATGCCCGGGAGCGGTTCAGCCTGGTCGACTTGTGCGACCGTGCCGAGCGGAGTGTTGCTTGGGCGGAAGAGCAGCTCGAACGGGATGCCGTACTGCTTGGAAAGTTCTTGCAAGAACGCCATATCGGCGGCGCGCTTGATGGACTCCGTGCGGAAGTCGAGGCCCCTAGTTCCGAAGAGCTCGCTGGGCGACATGAGGCCCATCTCGATGTCGGCACGATCGTTCGCGGCTTCGCGGCCAGCGTCGACGGTGACGGACTTCGGAGTGGTCCAGGATGCAGACCACCAGCTGGGGTCGTCAGGGATTTCGCCCCGGGCAATGCCGTCGGCGATAATGTATTCCCAAGTCGGCTGACAGAAGGATTCAATCAGGACATTCTGGTACTTGCCGAAGACGCGAGCGGCCTTGGCCGTGACGAGCCTGACACCAGCTCCGCCGGCCGAAGTTACGTCTTTTACGAATTCGTACGGGAGCACTGAGCAGATGTCTTTCTCAAGCGCTGCAAGGAATCCAACGAAGGTCGAATTGGGGCGTTTTGACTCAAAACTTTCAAAGGAATCCGTGCTCTCCATGACGATGGCTTTGCCGCCCATCTGGCTGGCGATGTTTTCGGCTGAACTGTTGTTAGAAGAAATCTCAGAGGCCGCGTCGTCGTCGAGGAAGCCTGAGCCCTTCTTGATCACACGGGTCACGTCACCGTTATCGCGGACTGCGCGTCGCTCGAGCTCGAGGATTTCTTTGACGTCCTGCGTAGCGCACAAAGCAGACTGAAGCACTGGAACGCCGCGAGAGCCGGATGCCGTTTCCATGTCAACGATATGCATGACCGACTGGGCCTCGACCTTGCGGGAGGAACCGTCAGCCTGATAGACCGAGTAGTAAATGGGTTCGTTAAACTTGCCGAAGCCGATGCCGTCCCAGCAATCCGCAGGGGTGTCGGTATCGGTCGGGTCTCCCACGCGGTGGGCCTCGATGACCTGCACCTGGGCGCGGTCACCGTTTACGACCTTGATGGCGAAGGCGTCACCGTCACGGACCATAGCCCGTACCAGGATAGACTGACACTGGGCAAAGGATTTGCCAGAGACGTCGATGCGCTTGGATTCACGGGCGAAGTATTCTTCATACTGACGGGCCACGTCCGGGTCGCTTGCGTGGGACTGCGGCTTAATGCCATCGCCCGAGACGTAGATGACCAGGTCGTTGAGGATGGATCGGAAGAGCGACGACTCGCGTTCGGCCCAGCGGCACTTCTTGACCATCTCGTTGCGGTCCCAAGGGGAGAGATCGCGGCGCATATCGTCCGGCTGCGGAGCGTAGATGACGCGACGAGCGTAGGTCTGGACGGTCGAGCCCCACTGGTTCCCGCTATACTGGTTATTGAAACCTGCCCGGGATAGGCCAGCGGCAGCGGAAGGCGCAGGCTTACCCTTCTGGGCAGTCGGCTTGGCCTTCTTATTGCGTAAGCTAACGGTCGGGACTTTCTTGCGGGGGGCCATAGATTAGTCGAAGCGGTTGTCCCAGCGCGTGTTAATCATCGTACGGCGACGGCCATAAACCGAGGGATCAAGACGGCTCAGGGCGAACATGGCTTCATTTAACATCTCCTTCGGAGGAAGTGCAAATTGTTTGGTAGCCGACGAACCGCTGTCAGAGTACGACATAAGGGTCTTGCCATCCATGATCAGCGAGAGCGCCTTAGCTTTGATGTCGAGCAATTCACACTCGGTTAGGCCGATGAAGAGTCCTTGTGCCATTTAACTTGCCGTAATTGGCAACGGAGGGCGGCGGCGCCGGTGTTCCACGCCACGAGCTTCTTCCTTCCCGCAACCATCGGCGCCGCCACTTGAATAAAGTTTGCTCAGGTTCATGCGGAAGGCAAGTCGGTTTCGGTTGTTTCCTTGCCGACGATACCCCAGCGGACGGCGGCCAGCAGGCCGAGCAGCTCGCAGTCAAAGGCGTGATTGTCCTTCTTGCCCTGGGGAAGAATCCATTGGGGCTTGCCCGTGCGCCGGTCCTTGATGCGGACCTCGGCATTCATCTGGTCGACGTAATCCTGCCCAGCGTCGAGGGCATACGAAAAAGATTTTCTAGAGCGGAGCCCGTGCATCAGATCCTTGCCCCCAAGATTCGACCACACTAGGAGCACGGCGCGGGTCTGGAGACCGGGCACCATGATGGTCTGCTTATCCGAATAGAATCGGCGGGTCGTCTTACCGTCCTTTGTCGTTACGCTAAAATCTTCATTGCCTGAGCCCTTAGCGCACTTCCATCCCCTCATTGCCGTCTGGCGATACACGTCCTGCGCTTGGTCACCGGCATCGACCATTACGAGGGCCGGGTGTACCGCGTGGAGTTTGACGAACGCCTCGACGTCCTGCCAGGTATCAATCTTAGCGAAGGCTTTTAGACGGCTGTGCCCGGTCTTCGACCATCGGCGAATGACTCCAAAAAAGTGGCCACGTTGCACGTCGATTCCTGCCGTCCGAAATGGGAAAGAGCCTTCGGGTGCGCCTTCTCGGTCAACGACGCGGCCCTTAGGCGTAATGACCGACTCTCCGTCCCAGTCGTCGGCGCAGTTATAGTTGGCGGCCTGAGCAATGTTCACGATCTCTCCGCCCTCTTCGGCCCATGCCAGGGCGAGCCGCTTCTGTTTGAATTGGCGACGGGCCTCTTCGTCACCGTACATTTCAGCAGACTCCTTAGCCTTGATCATCATGACGGCCAGCTCGCCCCAGCTCATCGTCGCTAGGCTGTTCCAATGCAGGCCGATGTGCCCGGAGTTAGCGGCCGAGGCTGTAGCTACAAAACAGCCGCGAGAGTTGGCTTCGATACGGGTTGCGTTATTGTCAGGCAGGCGAGCCTGACAGCCGGCGCATTCGTACGTCGTGCCAGTGCTGACCTTCTGCAAATCCCATGAGCCCGTCAATTTTGCATCGTCTGGAAAACGGACCTGCTCCCAAACCCACGGCTGCAGCGTGTTGCATTTCCCACAGCGAAAGTTCCAATCACGTTGGTCGGTTGTCTCATGGAGCTGATGGATCTCCTGGTTAGCCCGTCCGCCCTGGCTCATGAAGATGCGCTTGCCCATCCATCCGAACGCCGTGACGCGCGCGCTCAGTTCGGCCAAGTGCCCGGGAGGCGCCATCCAGCACTCGTCTGCGATAGTGTAACGGAGCGACAGGCGCTGAAGGTTCGCCTCGTTCCAGATGCCGCGACAGTAGAGCGTCATGCGGTCAAAGTCCGTCGTCGTCGAGCGGTCCATATCGTCGACCGAGATGCGGGACTTCACCGGCGGACAGTTGTTCCAGACTGGGCGCATATAGCGCAGGGCGAAGTCCTTAGATTCCGCATCCGTACTTTGGAAGACAGCCGTAGGTCCGGGAGCGTTGGCGATGATGTGGCAGGTGAACAGGCGTGCGAAGAGAGACTTGCCCGATTGAATGCTGGCGAGAATGACGAGCAGCTTGGTTTCTGGGTCTGCGGCCAAGCGAAGGGCGTCGGCGATCCACGGCGTCCGCTCTGATCGGAACGGCCCGGGCATCGGGGAGTCGGGGATTGCTAGCACATTCTCCTCCAGCCAGTCGACGATGTCTCCAGAGTCCGCCGGCTTGAGCACTTCACGCCCAACGCGGAGAAGGTCAGCCCTGTTCATCGTTCGCGGATAGGTCGGCCTTCGTTCTGCGGACCCAAGTCTCGAGAGCCTTCACGGCCCGGGCTGGGTTCTCGCCGTTGCAGGCCTCGGCGACGTCGAGCGCAAGTTTGTCGAGACGGTTGACCACTTCGCCCATCAGCTGACGCATGGCCTCGGTGGCTTCCTTCGAGCTGATGTAGTCCTTAGCCAGGATGAGTCGTCGCTCTTGTTCCTCTTCCAGCGCGACGAGCGTCTTGAGGCTTTGGTTGTACGCGGTCTGGTACTTGCCCTGGTTAGGGTCTCCGCCCTCCATCGATGCAAGCCAGACGCCGCGAGCCCGACCGACTAGGGCACGGTGCTCGCTGATCGTGTCGGCCAGCGTCCCGTCATCGAGGTTGGCAGGTGCGGCCTTCGGAGCCTTCGCTGACCGGGCTTCGTCTCTAGCTGCTCGCCATGCCTGCGCGGCCTCGACCGTGTCCGTCGGCATCCCTTCGCGTTTGAGCACGGAGACGCGCTGCGGCGTGATGTTAAGCGCCGTGCCGATCTCGAGGTTGCTAGGTTTACGCGTCATGGCCGAGTGCTGGAGTTCCCCCGTTTGCTGTTTTGGTCAAATCTGTCGTTTGGCCTCGTATAAAAGAAGGGCAGGTGTCGCCCAA